TTGCAGTTGCAGACGAGACTCACCTCTATTCAAGCCCCGAGCTTCGACGAATGCACGAAACAGTGCGACGCAACTTGGCAAAACGCAAAGCTGCAGACCCTTGGATGCTCGAGACATCGACAATGTACGCAGTCGGCGAAGAATCAATAGCCGAGCAAACACACAGGCTTTATGTCGCAATTCAAGAAGGCCGCATCAAAAATCCGGGCTTGCTTTTTGACCACAAACAAGGTCTTGAAGTGCCAGATCTGTTGAATACAGAAGATTTGAAGCGAGCGCTTCGTGTCGCTTATGGCCCAGCTTATCAGTGGCTCGATATTGACCGTTTGGTGGCCGAGATTCAAGACCCAATGACACGAGCTTCCGATGCTCGGCGTTACTTTTTGAACCAACCGTCCACTGACACTGACAAGTACATGGACGCAGTCGCTTGGAAAGCAGCGGCAGAACCCGAGGCTCTTGAACCCGGCACAGAAGTTGTGCTTGGCTACGACGGCTCGCGAAAAGACGACGCTACAGTGCTTGTCGCTTCTCGGCTTTCAGACGGCAAGATTTTTCAAATCGCTTGCTGGGAACGACCACCGGGACCGGCTGGTTATAACTGGGAAGTGCCCCGCGTTGAAGTCGATGAGACGGTGCGAGAGGCTTTCGAGAAATACAAGGTCATCAAGATTTGGGCCGACCCTTCCGGTTGGCAGTCTTATCTCGACGCTTGGAATACGACTTTCATTGACCGTGTTGTAGCGGTTTACCCAGCCAGTCAGCGCAAGCTGATGGCACAAGGACTTGACAGATTCCTTGAAGATGTGCTAGAAGGCAGACTCAAGCACGACGGCTCGGCCGAATTGACACGCCACGTGCTCAATGCGGTGCCGACTCGTTACGGCCAAGTCAAAAAGCCTTCACAGGCACACAAAATAGACGGTTTGATAGCCGCAGTTTTGGCCTATCTGGGCAGAGCAGAAGCAACGCTCAACCCTGAAAAGCCAGCGGCACCAGTTGCTTACTTCTCAATTCAGGCCTAGGAGAGACATGAAAAAGATTGACCCAAGCCTTGTGGTGGAGATTTTCGGGGTAGTGCTTGTAACAGTTGGTATTGCAGCCTTTTCGCTGCCGCTTGCTGCTATCGCACTGGGTTCGTTCCTTGTTTGGGCTACAGAAAAGGCTAGTAAATGACAGCTGGTATTTATAATACGACCATTGACCAAGGCGCAGTGTGGTCGGTCATTTTTGTATATAAAGACCCAAACAACAACCCTATCAACTTGACCGGTTACACAGCAGCGATGCAGCTTCGTCAGACATATGAAAGCGCGACTGCTGATCTCACTTTGACTACCGCCAACGGTGGCATTGTCATCACTGGTGCCACTGGCACTATCACTGTGACTGCAACCGACGAGCAAACAGAGGCACTTACTCCGGGCTATTACGTTTACGATTTGGAGCTTACATCTGGTTCAAACATTTCGCGCTTGGTGCAAGGACAAATCACAGTGGCAGAGCAGGTGACACGTGGCTAACAAAGTCATAATCAACGAGACCAACAACACTGTTGAAGTCATCTCTCCGGGTGCACAAGGTGCGCAAGGCCCAACTGGCCCAACTGGTGCTACCGGCCCTGCTGGTGCTACTGGTGCGACTGGTGCCACAGGTGCTGTCGGTGCCACAGGCTCAACAGGTCCTGTCGGCGCTACGGGCGCAACTGGCGCAACTGGCGTAGTCGGCCCGACTGGCGCAACTGGCTCAACCGGCCCTGTTGGCGCAACTGGCCCTGTCGGTGCTACAGGTGCAACTGGCCCTGTCGGTGCTACAGGTGCAACTGGTTCTACCGGCCCGCAAGGCATTCAAGGTATTCAGGGCGTTCAGGGTGACACCGGCGCAACAGGTGCAACGGGCCCACAAGGCGACACAGGAGCAACTGGCCCACAAGGCGACACCGGTGCTACCGGTCCTGTCGGTGCCACTGGCTCAACTGGCCCTATCGGTGCAACAGGCCCACAAGGTGACACTGGTGCCACTGGCCCTATTGGTGCTACTGGTGCAACAGGTCCACAAGGCGCAACTGGTCCAACCGGCGCAACTGGTCCGCAAGGCGAAGGCATTCAAATCCTTGGCAGTTACGCAACTTTAGCTGCACTTCAAGCTGCACACCCAACCGGCAACCAAGGCGATGCTTACATTGTTGGCGCTGGAGATCTCTACGTGTGGAGCGTTGCACTCGGCGCTTGGGACTTTGTGGGCAACATTCAAGGCCCAACCGGAGCCACCGGTTCAACAGGCCCTATCGGCGCTACCGGAGCAAGCGGCGCAACTGGAGCCACCGGCCCAACTGGTCCGCAGGGCATTGTAGCTGGTCGCTATTACTATTTCAATGCTTCAGTCACTGAGGTCGCTTCTTATAAGCAGCTCTCAGAAGACCCAGCGTCTGCAACCGAAAACACAACCACTGTCAACATCGCTGGTAACACCACCTCACTTTTAGCCTCTTATATCTCCACTCCGTTTGATTTCACGCTGATCCCGGGTGGCACGCAGCGCTTCACGCTGTTCATGCTAAAGCCAGCAAGCAACGATGGCTTGCAGGTGTTCTGCCGTCTAAAGCTTGCTGACAACTCGGGTACCGTTCTTTCAACCATTGGCGACAGCGACACATCTCTAGTCGGCTACAATGGCGCAAACCCAGTGCCGACCCCAACAGATATCACGTTGCCAACGACCACGGTGTCTATCGGCCAGCGCATGGTCGTGGAGATCTACGGCGTCAACACCGACGCAACTGCTCACAACCTTAGCTTTATCACACAAGGCACCACCCACTTTTCTTACGTCATCACCACTTTACAAGCAGCAGAAGGTCCACAAGGTCCAACTGGTGCAACAGGTGCAACTGGTCCTATCGGTGCTACTGGAGCAACCGGCCCAACTGGCCCTATCGGCGCAACCGGCCCGCAGGGCGTTCAAGGCCCGAGCGGTGCAAGCGGTGCGACCGGCCCTGAAGGCGCAACTGGTCCAACCGGTCCTGTCGGTGCTACTGGTCCTGTTGGCGCTACTGGCCCGCAGGGTGTTCAGGGCGACGTCGGTGCAACCGGTCCAACTGGTGCAACTGGCCCACAAGGTTTAGAAGGCGCAACAGGCCCAACCGGCCCACAAGGCAGCGTTGGTGCAACTGGTGCAACTGGCCCACAAGGTGCGACAGGCCCTCAGGGCGATGTCGGTGTTACCGGCCCTGTCGGTGCCACTGGCCCTGAAGGTGCTACTGGCCCTGTTGGCGCTACTGGTGCCACTGGCCCTCAAGGCGATGTCGGTGCCACCGGCCCTGTTGGCGCAACTGGCGCTACTGGTCCTACCGGTGCAACTGGCCCACAAGGTGTCGAGTTCAGCACTACAGCTCCTGCAAGCACTGGCGTTCTTTGGGTTGACACTGATGACCCGGGCGACGCGGTTGTTCCTGCTGGCGGCACAACTGGCCAAGCGCTAGTCAAAGCCTCAGACGCAGATTATGATTCAGTTTGGTCTTCTGTTGTTGGTCCTACCGGCGCTACCGGCCCCGTGGGTGCCACCGGCCCTGTTGGTGCGACTGGTGCAACCGGTGTTACCGGCGACGTTGGTGCCACTGGACCTGTGGGTGCTACCGGACCTGTTGGTGCTACCGGACCTACTGGTGCTACCGGACCCGTGGGTGCCACTGGCGCAACTGGTGCAACCGGTGCAACCGGTGCAACCGGTCCGACTGGCGCGAATTACGTTCCGTACCCAGCTGGCAAAAACAAGTTTATAAACGGAGATCTTTATTGGAATCAGCGTGGTTTTACTTCCACCACTTCTGCTGGTGTGTTCTTTGCCGATAGGTGGAAAACAACGCATTTTGCTGGAACAACTACTTTCACCACTCCGACGATAGACTACGGGTCGTTTGCGGACCAAACCTCTAACAAAGTTGTAAGGCTGACATCTGGGTCGGCCACAAACGACTCTGGTATTGCTCAGATGATTGAAGATGTGGCGACTTTTGCGGGCCAAACTGTAACCGTGTCCTTCTGGGCTCGTTCCAGTGCAAACCCTTATGGCATAGACTTAGTGGAAGCTCTTCAAGGATTTGGCAGTGGTGGGTCAACAGCAGTTTATTCTTATGCCAGCGTTGCCGGCAAAACCATTACATCAACTTGGTCTCGTTTGAGTTTTCAAATCGCAGTGCCTTCTATAGCGGGCAAAACAGTTGGGTCTGGTAATTTCCTTCAGATTCGCGTTGATTTTGTAAACAACTTGCCAAGTGGTGAGTGGATTGAAGCCACACACTTTCAAATCGAGGCAGGTTCGACAGCAACACCGTTTACAACTGCCACCGGCAC